CGCCAAGGTCAACTATCTCAACAACAGAGATATTTTAAAAGAGATTCACCACAGCAAAAACACTTACTGCTGGTACCGCGACAGAGATCTAGATCATCAATTTGATTTGATACTGCCCAGTGTGGACAAGATCAATCAGCGCACCATAGTTGACGCTCGTAAAAATCGTGCAGACCGTATCAAACGAGAAACAGGTGTGGTCATTGATCAAAAGAAAATACCTAACACAGATCTTGTGTTTCGTATCACTTGCTGGGATCATATTCCCAAAGCACCCAAGAAGATCACCAAGGCCGAAGCCAAAAAGAAAAAACTAGAAGAAATACTGGATCTTGACGATGCTGTGGAAGATGATCCGCTAGCAGATTTAATTGACATACCTGTGTTGAACATGAACTATGTGCGGTTGAACTTTCCACCATTTGAACACTACAGATTGGACGAAAACAAAACTCCTTTTATGGTTGGACGTAGCCACTGGCGTGGAGACTTAGAAACAGGCGAGTTCTCTAGAGATCACGGCAACATGACTCGTAAACTTGCAATGATGTTTATGAAACTGTGTGAAAGATATGCAACAAGGAGCAACTGGCGTGGATACACCTACAACGAAGAAATGCGAGGACAAGCCCTGCTACAACTCAGTCAAATTGGACTCCAGTTTGATGAGTCAAAATCGCAGAACCCTTTTGCGTATTATACTGCCGCTATCACTAATAGCTTTACTCGTATCCTGAACATTGAAAAGAAAAATCAAAACATCCGTGATGACATTTTGGAGATGAACGGATTGAACCCATCATGGACTCGACAGAATTCTGGCAAGGCAGGTATGGCAGCCATGTCCGGACCGGTTGTGTCTAGCCTAGATGAGTAGTATAATCAATAGATGAGTAATCTATTTAAAAAAGCCGCGATCTTCACAGACATCCACTTTGGTCTCAAGTCAAACAGCACGTTGCACAACGAAGACTGTTTGTCTTTTGTCAAGTGGGCCACATCTAAGGCAAAAGAAGAGGGTTGCGAAACCTGTTTATTTCTTGGCGACTGGCACAACAATCGATCCAGCCTGAACATTGTCACGCTCAACTACAGTCTACAAGCACTGGAGCACATGAATGCCAACTTTGAGCGTGTGTACTTTATTCCCGGCAATCACGATCTATACTATCGCGATAAACGCGACATACAAAGTGTGGAATGGGCGAGGCATCTACCTAATGTTACTATATGCAACGATTGGTTCAGTAGCGGTGATGTGGTTATCGCTCCTTGGCTGTGTGGCGACGACCACAAGCGCATACCCAAACTAACCGGCAAGTACATGTTTGGGCACTTTGAACTGCCGGGTTATTTGATGAATGCCATGGTAGAAATGCCAGACCATGGTGAGATCCGCAGAGAAGACTTCAATAACTTTGAACATGTGTTTACTGGACACTTTCACAAACGTCAGACCAAAAAGAACATTACCTACATTGGCAACTGCTTCCCGCACAACTATGCTGATGCAGGCGATGATGACCGTGGCTTAACTATTTTGGAATGGGGGCAGGATCCTGTGTATCATGCTTGGCCCGACCAACCCAGATATCGTGTGCTAGGCTTGAGTTCTGTGATTGACAATGCCGCCACATTACTTGCTCCTGGCATGCATGTGCGTGTACAATTAGACATTGAGATTTCATACGAAGAAGCCAACTTTATTAAAGAAACTTTTATTCGAGATTATCAACTGAGAGAGATGGCATTGATTCCAAACAAGACTGCCGGAGTTGACACTGACATGGCTCCCGGAGAGGTTAAATTTGAATCCGTGGATCAGATTGTTACAGATCAAATTACCAACATTGCATCCGAGTTTTACGACAACAAACTATTATTGAAAATTTATCAAAACTTATGATCGAAATACGTAATCTCACTGTAAAAAACTTTATGAGCGTGGGTAATGCTACACAAGGCATTGATTTTGATCGCAAAGACCTCACTTTGGTACTGGGAGAAAATTTAGATCTTGGTGGTGACGGATCCAGAAATGGCACAGGCAAGACCACAATCATCAATGCATTAAGTTATGCATTGTACGGACAAGCACTTTCAAATATTCGCAAAGATAATCTAGTAAACAAAACCAACGGCAAGAACATGCTTGTGAGTCTGGACTTTGTGGTCAACGGTCAAGAATACAAAATTGAACGTGGGCGTAAACCCAATGTGTTGCGTTTTTATGTCAACAGCCAAGCCCAAACTGTAACAGATGATGCACAGGGTGACAGTCGCGAAACACAGGATGCTATTGAACATGTGATGAACATGAGTCACGACATGTTCAAGCATGTGTTGGCACTGAACACCTACACCGAACCGTTCTTGAGTTTAAAAGCCAATGACCAACGCAACATCATTGAGCAGTTATTGGGCATTACCTTGCTGAGCGAACGTGCAGATGCTATCAAAGAACTCAACCGCCAGACCAAAGACAGTATTAGCCAAGAAGAATTCCGTATCCGTGCTGAGCAAGAAGCCAACAAACGTATTGAAGAACAGATTGAAAGTTTGAAACGCAGGCAAGTGCTTTGGCAAAAGAAGTACGACAGTGATGTGGCGTATCTCGTGGCACAATATGATGATCTAGCCAAGATTGATATCGAAGTAGAATTACTGGCTCACAAAGATCTAGCTGTGTGGACCACAAGGAAACAACAACAAGATGCGTATACAGCACTTGTTGGTCGACAAACTGCTTGGCGACAAAAACAACAAAAAGATATTGGCGAGTTGGAATCAACTTATAACAATCTCAGCCATATTGATATCACAGCAGAACTACAGGCACATGTGGATTTGGCTGCTCACACCCAACGAGCCAAGGACATTGCTGATCTTGAAAAACTGATTGCTAGATGCGTCGCCGACGAGGCAAAAGAACAGAAAACAATTGATAAACTACGAGCCGAAATTGAAGAACTAAAAAATCACAAGTGTTATGCTTGTGGACAAGACTTTCATGACGCTAACCACGAAACGGTATTGGCAACAAAAGAGAAAGCCCTACAAGAAGCCGCACTACAAGCATTAAGTACCAATGGTCAGTGGATGGAAAATACAGATGCATTGGCTGCATTAGGTGTGCTAGGTGCTAGGCCTACCACACACTATCAAACAGAAACAGAAGCAATTCGACATTCGAGTGAACTGGAAAACATTCAACACAAGATTGATGCTAAACGTGTTGAAACAGATCCTTACGCTGAACAACTGGCAGAACACACGCCTGCAGAAGTTGGCACACAACCAGTCACATACTACGACACAGAAGCACAGGCTGTTGATCATCGCAGTCGTATGAACACACTGCTGACACAGATTGCTACCAAAGGTGAAGAGAAGGATCCGTACACAGAACAGATTACAGAAATGCAACAACAAGCATTGCAAACTGTAAGCTACGATGCACTCAATGATCTCACAAGATTACAAGAACATCAAGACTTCTTGCTCAAACTGTTGACGTCAAAAGATTCGTTTGTGCGTAAGAAAATTATTGATCAGAACTTGAGTTACTTGAATGCACGACTCACGCACTACTTAGATCGTATTGGATTACCGCATACTGTGAAGTTTCAAAACGATTTATCAGTGAGCATTGAAGAACTAGGTCGTGAATTAGATTTTGATAACTTGAGTCGTGGCGAACGCAATCGTTTAATCTTATCTATGTCGTGGGCATTCCGCGATGTTTGGGAAAGTTTGTACTCACCAATCAACTTGTTATTCATTGACGAACTCATTGACAACGGACTAGACACACAGGGCGTAGAAAATGCACTGGCTTTGCTGAAGAAGATGAGTCGTGAACGTCACAAGAGTATCTGGTTGGTTAGTCACCGAGACGAGCTTGCCGGTCGGGTTGAGAATATTCTCAAAGTTGTGAAAGAGAATGGCTTTACCAGTTACAACACGGATATAGAACTAACATGAAGATTTTAATAACTGGTACCAAAGGACTAGCAAAGGCATTAGGAGATGCGTATGCTGATCAGTTGGTGACACTAGTATCACGTTCTACTGGAACTGACATCAATAATGTTACCCAGTGGGGTCCTAACTTTTTAGATTATGATTGTGTGTTTAACTGTGCTTATGATGGGTTTGCACAAGTTGGCGTATTAGAATTTTTTTATCAAAATTGGAAAAACATTTTTGATAAAAAAATTATCACTATTGGTAGTAGAGCCGTAACATACAAACGATCCGAACCCGAGTCTGGATATTGGGCATATCGGTTACACAAACAAACCTTGCAACAAGCACACGATGTAATGTTGCTAGATGCCAAGTGTGATATGAAAATTATTCATCCAGGACCAATTGATACTGCAATGTTGCAACACATTGATTGCGTTAAACTCAACCCTGACATGTTAGCATCAAAAATAAAAAACATAGTAGAAGATTCTACCATCAAGCGAGTTGACTTATGGCTATAAATTGGCAATACTATCATTGGCATCTAGAGCCCAGTGCAGTCTGCACATTGAAATGCCCTAGATGTCCGCGAACTGAACATCCAGATACTCCGTGGCTGAATAAAAATATGACTTTGGATTTTGTAAAGAAATTTTTCACAAGTGATATGTTGCGTAATCATGTACAACGTGTGACCATGTGCGGTGATGTAGGTGATCCTATTTACTGCAAAGAATATATTGAGATTTGTAGATACATCAAAAGTGTTAATCCACGCATACATATCTTCACAATCACCAATGGTAGTCATAAAAAGCCCGAGTGGTGGACAGAATTTGGATCAGTACTCAATGAGTATGACACAGTTAACTTTAGCATTGACGGATATGACAATGCTAGCAATAACCTATACAGAATCAACAGCAACTGGAGTAGTATCATTGATGGCATCAAGGCTCTTAGAGCAATCAACCAAGATGTTTTTATCAACTGGGCTGCTATTGTGTTTAAATTCAATCAAGATTATCTTGACAATATTGCCAACCAGGCACGATTACTAGGCATGGATGTGCTACAATTAACAAAAAGCACAAAGTTTGGCAGCAAGTATGGCGGGTATGGCGGAGTTAATGATCCACTAGAACCTAGAGAAGAATTTATAAGTTCTAGTCATCGCTATGAACGTAGCACACTGAATCTCAGTGGCAGAATACAAAAAAATACCGACTACCTTGAATACAATCACACCAAATACATAGAAATAAAAAATCAATATCAAGATCAGCCAATAACACCGTTGTGTGAAATTGGCAACAGAGGCATTTATGTCAACGCCGAAGGTGTTGTTTTTCCGTGCAGTTGGACTAGTTTTCCTTATACCAGTTTATCCCATGGCGACAAAACAATCCAATGGACCGACAGTTTTTTTTCAAAACACAGGCAGCAATTAAATTTACACAATAGAACATTTGACGAAATAGTGTCAGATCCACTGTGGAACCAATGTAGCCAAGGGTTTACAGACAAGTCTAAAACATGGGTAGAGTGCTCACAGAAGTGTTCTACGTCAGTAGTAGACGAAAAATACGCAGTTGGATGGGAAACAAACTAAGTATAAAGTAAGGACAATCCCACTAAAAACACATGACATGGCTATATCAAGATACCCCAATTGAGACGTTGCCCGAAAAGTGTATTGGATTTGTTTACTTGATAACAAATAATCTCACTGGACGCAAGTACATAGGCAAAAAATTAGCAAAATTTAGCAAGACAACCTACAAGACAGTTAAGCAAAAGAACGGCACAAAGAAGAAGAAAAAGATACGATCAAAGGTCGACTCAGACTGGAGAGAGTACTATGGGTCAAGCCCAGAATTAACTTCAGACGTAATCAAACTAGGCACC